ATAGGAACAGTAGCACTAGATGGAGCAACTAGTAATTTAGGTTATTTTGGATTAACATCATCAACATTTAATGGATCTTCTGTAGCATTTAATACAATGTTTGCGCCATCAATACCTTGCGAGATAGCAGGTATGACTGGAACAGCAAATGAAGTTGGATTAGTAATAGGCTCATCAACTGAAGCAAGAATTCATCAAATTGATAGTTCCGGTAATACAATATTTAAATTACCAGCAACAGATGGAACAGCAAACCAAGTTTTAAAAACGGATGGTGCTGGAGATCTATCATGGGTTGCACAAACAAGTAATACCAACACTACATACACAGCAGGTAATGGATTAACATTAAACACTACAGAATTTGAAATGAGTGGTTCATATACTGGTAGCTTTACAGCAACTGGTGACATTACTGCATATTCAGATGCAAGATTAAAAAGAAACGTAGAAACTATTAGTAACCCAGTAGATTTAGTTAACTGTTTAAGAGGTGTAAACTTTGAAAAAGACGGTAGACACAGCACTGGTGTTATTGCACAAGAAGTAGAAGAGTTTTTACCTGAGGTAGTTCATACAGATGCTGAAGGAATGAAGTCTGTAGCATATGGAAATATATCAGGATTGTTAATCGAAGCAATCAAAGAACAACAAAAGACTATAGAACATCTACAAAAACAAATCACAGATTTGCAAAATAAAAATTCTTAATAATACAGAATAATATACTACTATATGCTATGAAGCGTTTAGGATAAATATAAATGCAAGCAATAAGCATGCAATTATCGATAATTACAAGCAAGGAGTCAACACATGGCATTACCAGCAACAGGCGCCGCAATAACAATGGGTCAAGTACGAACTTACTTTGGACTTAGTGGAACAATTTCAATGAGTACACTTGGTAACTTCATTTCACCATCAGTAACAACAAACATTCAGCTTTCAGCTACGTTTGGCGGATGGCAGAATCCAAACTCAACAGGTGCGGACGGTTAATTTAATTAACTAAATAAAACTAGTAATAACGCTGTTATTTTACTTGACAGCGTTATTCTTTTATAGTAAAATATAATAAATTACAAAAGTAAACTCAACACAGGAGAAAACAATGAGTATTAGAACACGCTTCGAAATCGAAACGTTTGTGCTTGGTGCACACCCAACAGCGGCACGTAAGGCACACGCATTAACACAAGAGCTTATGCAAGCTCGAGAACAACAACACCCAGACCTTCCAGTATTAGAAGAAATATATGCAAACTTTAGTGCAGAACATGATGTAGATGCATTATTGTCTAGCATTAATGATTCAGAGGAAGAATATTGGGTACATCGACTAGCCAAGCTAGCGGCAATTGATATTTTAACAATTGGTAAAGTACAACCAGAACATATGAATTATATGGTAGCATTAGAAGATGAAGCCTTTGCAGCATGTGTTAAAGAAACAACTTCAATTGCTAAACAATTGAATTACGAAGTACAGCAAATTGAAGCTGAACTTCAGTCAGAACTAGCTTCTGAAAAGTAATTAATGGTCAGTACAACTAACCATTATTACAAAAAAGACAATTCCGCAAATGTAGCCATTTGTGTTCCTGTGCAGAATCAAACTACGGCGGTCTTTGCTTATAGTTTAGCCATGCTTCAAAAAAAGTGTGGCGAGACTGGACTTGCAACTTCATTACATTTTAATATGGGTAGTGAAGTAGCAATGCAAAGACAACAGTTAGTAGATCAAGCACTAGAAACAGATTGCACCCACATTATGTGGATTGATGCAGATATGCAATTTCCAGTAGATACGCTAAATATATTATTAGCATCTGATAAAGATATTATAGCTGGAAATTATTCAACAAGAGTTCCGCCCCACAGGCCGGTTGCCTTTAAAAGCAAAACTAATTTAGACAGTAGAGTTTTTACAGGAAAAGGAATTGAAAAAGTATGGGCAGTAGGAAGTGGAATGATGTTAGTAAAAAGAGAAGTATACGAGAATATTTCTCGCCCTCATTATAAAATTGAGTATAACGAAGGTTATACTAGTTTAGTAGGAGAAGATATTTACTTTTGTAATCTAGCAAATGAAAATGGATACGAAGTAAATATTAGTCACGATTTAAGTGATAGAATTGCACATATAGGAACTCGTGCATACACAATTAAAGGCGATTGCAATGATTAATTTAGTTAACACAAAAAAAGGATTTCAAGGACAAAGTGTAGTAACACCTTGGGATAGATTAAAAAGGTTTATGTTTGATTCATACCCAGTTATTAAGACACCCATTAAAGTAACAGACGAAGGTGCATTACTTGATCTAGCATCTAAGTACAAAGATACACACGATATGGTTTGGGTAGTTTTTGATGAAATTGAAGTAAACCCAAATTTTACATGGCAATATAGACCTGACGGAGAAATTGGTAAGAGCTTTATTCACACATTTCCTAGAGTAGTCAAAAGAACTAGTAGACCAGTTAGTTGGGGCGATATTCATTTAGTTCCTACACACGGAGTATCACATGGAGTACTGCAAAACAAACTTGTATCAAGTTATCACGTAGCAGAATTTGATATATTCATGATTAGTTTCCATGAAGCAGAAGCAGACGAAAACTTTCAAAAACTAAGAGAAAGGTTTAAAGATGCACAACATGTTAAAAATGTTGAAGGTATTGGTAATGCACATAGACGTGTAGGAGAATTAGCAAAAACAGAAATGGTTTATATTGTTGATGCTGATGCAGACATAACAGGACATTTTAGTTTTGATTATATTCCACCAATGAGTAGTAGAAAAAATACAACATTTGTATGGAGTGCAAGAAATCCAATTAATGATTTAGAATACGGTTATGGTGGTGTTAAATTATTCCCACGCGAACAGTTACTATCATTAGGACATGAGTTACCAGACTATACAACAGGTGTAGCATTTTATCAGCCAATCTCTGATATATCAAATATTACACGATTCAATAAAGACCCATATAGAACATGGCGTAGTGCATTCCGTGAATGTGTTAAGTTAGCAAGTTCTGTAAATCCAAATCAAAAACAAGAAGAAACAGATGCAAGACTTGAAACTTGGTGTACTGTAGACAACGGTGGACGTTTTGGACGCTACTGTCTTAAAGGCGCAAACGAAGGTAAAGCATATGGACTTGAAAACAAAGACAATACAGAAGCATTAAATAAAATTAATGATTTTGAATGGTTACGTGAACAGTTTGTTGCTAGTATGAAAAAACGATAAGTTATTTTTGTTTTGTTTGATGTGTGTATACAGTTTTAAGTTTCTTAATAAACTGTTTTGAATTAAATTGTATCTTTGCTCCAGGATGAACAGGTCTAGGCCAATTCCCAATTTTAACCCAACAATATCCATCACTTTCGTTGTTTAGTACAGGAATGAATTCATCTTCTACTGTAACAACAAAACTGTGATATATAAATTTCTTATTAGGGCTTGTAAATTTGTTTAAAGGAATAACCTTTTCAATAGATGGAACTATTCCTACTTCTTCTTCTATTTCTCTATATAAAGTTTCAATAGGTCTCTCATTACCTTCAGATTTGCCACCAAAAAAGCCCCATGTTCTAGGATGATTAACTTCGCCACTTCTTTGTTGTAGCATTACTCTGCCAGTATCTTTACTTAAAAATATACATCCGCTTGCAGTTATCATATATGTCCTATCCAGTGTGTAACATCATCGCAAGGATCGTCTGTGCTATAAATAGATTCGCCAGTATCCAGCATTATAAATTCCTTCATAACTGTTGATCCATTCAGTTCCATTCCATTCTAACTGATCGTTGCTTGAAGTATTTGTTACGTATTGTGTTGAGTTGTTTGTAGAACTATCAAAACTAATAGTCCATGCAGTACCATTGTACTCTATAATATCATTTTTGTGTGCAACTACATTAGTCCATACTGCATTTATAGGAGTATCATTTAATATAATGTAACGTTGTCCGGTAACTGCTGAAGGAACACTTCCATCTCCAGGATAATTTTTAGTAGGATCTACTATAGCATTTACGGCTGTCAGTGTATTAGTTGGCAATGTTGAATTATCTATAGTAACACTTAAAAGATTTGGATCACTTGGGTGGTCTTCTAATCTTCCAATAATATCATTATCATCATCAGTTATATCCGAGCCTTTTTTAAGTCGTAATTGACTTATACCGGATCTTAATGTGCCAAATGGTAATAATTCTTTGTCCCATTCCATTACTAATCCATCGTCACCTAAATTTGTACCCTTGTCGTTTAAAATTTGTAAATTACCATTTTCGTATTTGACTTTTTTATCTTTGTATGTAACGATAGTATATTTTAATGTGTCTTTATCAAACACTTTTTGTTCTTTAAAATTATCTAAATCATCATCGTCTAAACTATATAGTTGACTGATGATAGTATGAATTAGTTTTTGTTGTTTTAATTTTGCAGGTGGAGTAATATAAACTGGAATATTAAAAGTTAGTGTAGCAACGTCAATAATATCGTCAATACTCGATCCTACACTTCTAGTACTCCATGTAGTATTAGTTAGTTCTACATGACTTAATGAAGTCCAGTCAACTGGGCTATCATTAGTTCTTATATCAAGAGTAGGATTAAACAATACTAGTATCTGTTCCATAAGTTGTAATTTTTGATCTGTATTTGATGTCCATACATCGCAGTTCATTACTAACATATAAGGAACGGGTGCATGTCTTTCAACTGTATATTGGTTACCTAATTCGTTTACATATTCTCCAGTTGTTTGATCGTATTTCTTTTCGTTTACTTGAACTTTATCTACGTGATCTTGATATGTACGTCTTTCAGCAAACATATCTAATGATGTTACATAACAACTAATAAATGGAACAGTGTTAACAATGTTTTCACTGTTTTCTCTTGTTATGTGTGCTGCCATACGATTAATATCACCGTAGCGTACAGGTACTTGTTGATAGATAGGTAAGTCGTTATCGTTCTTGCCCATTTGTACACTGAATCCACTAAACAGTCTTATAAACTGTTGAATGTATCTTCTAATTTGTTTATCGTAAAAGTATTGTTGTGCCATTATTCAAAATCACTCTTTGGTTTAATTACTTGAGACAGAGGTTGCTTCTCTGGTGTCTCGATATTATCAACTATTGTTGTAGCATCATTGTTAATAAATTGGCTAGCGTTATAAGTCTTATCACTCCAAGTTTGGGCAGTAATATTATCATATAATCTATGCCATTTACTTCCTCGTCTAACAAAAAGTCTGTTAGGAGTAAAATCTGTTCTTACAAAATACTCACCTTCGTTTGGTTGAGCAGGAAATTGATCACCTTGTTGTAATACTTCACCATGATCGTATGTTGTATTAGTATCTTCTTGACCAAATAAATGATCAGCTAATGGTAAATTATTTGGATTTGCTGCTTCGGCACTCTTAACAATAGCATTACTAATATTAAGTTCTGTTTTGTAAGAACTGATATCATTTTTAAGGCTATTTGGATCATTTGCAGTACCAAGTATATCTGCGTATTCTTGTGTATCTGTTAATGGTGCTACTTTAACACGCCAAATATGTGGATACCAAGTTTGTGAAAATCCTTCACTTCCTCTTGCGGCATCTTGTACAACATAAAACTTATTAATAGCATCTCTATCGTTAGTAAGTAATAATTCATCACGTAAATGTGGTAACTCAATTACATCACCAGGCATAAGTCTACGCCCCATACGTTCTACCATATCATTGATATGAAAACTAATAAACAACGTATCATTTGTTAAAAACAAACCAAATTGTGTTAAATCAAAGTCATTATCACTAACATTGTATACACCTCGTAGTTCAAAAATATCAGGATCGTATTTACGATCTCTGTTTTCCATAAACAGCAAGTCTTGTATGTTAGTTTCGTCAATTAGACCTTCTGGATTAATTTCTTCACCAGTAATGTTGTCAATTTCTAATCCACTGCCATAGTTAGGCTCACTTGGGTCATTGCTTTTATTCTGTACATCTGGTCCTAGGTATTTGTGTACATGTATACCTGTTCCACCTATATCAAATTGTTCACGGATACTGTGATCCATAAAAGTGTAATCATTTCCCTTAAAAGGTTTGTATAAACTGAGTCTTGGCATGTGGTTTTCCTTGTTATAATGTATTTATCCATTTTTATAATAACATATTGCAGAAAGGCTAAATAGTTATGTATGCAGTTAATAATCTGCATTTTATATAAGGAAAAGACTATGTTTAGATTTTTCACAGAAAAGAAATGGGCATTGTGGTCCTGGTTAGGATCTGCAATAATTTTATCATCACTTTGGGTTCAGGTCGAAATTGATGTTAAAATTAACGAATGGTTTGGTCAGTTTTATGATATGATCCAGAAAGCCCTAGCAACACCCAATGCAATCACCATAGGTGAGTATTGGAGTAGTTTAGCAAGTTTCTTATACTTAGCCGCCATATACGTAGGTATTGCAGTTGTAGTAAGTTATTTTACAGCTCACTTTCTATTTAGATGGCGTACGGCAATGGTAGAATGGTATCATTCAGTATATGACAAAGCTAGAACTATAGAAGGTGCCGCACAAAGGGTACAAGAAGATACGATTAAGTTTAGTCGTATTATGGAAGGTCTAGGTACAAGTTTTATTGAATCAATTATGGTTCTAGTACAGTTTGTTCCTATTCTATTAGGATTATCAGTTGGTATTCCAATCTTCTTCTTTGGTGATTGGCAATATGGACTTGTAACAGGTGCCATTATATGGTCAGTAGGTGGAACATTATTCTTAATCGCGTTAGGTTGGATATTACGCTTAGTTGGTGTAGAATATGACTTGCAAAAGAAAGAAGCCGCATACAGAAAAATACTTGTTATTGCAGAAGATGATGAAACTGTAAGACCAAAGACTATTAACGAACTTTTCCAGGATGTTCGTAGTATTCACTTTAAGTCTTATTTGCGTTATTTGTACTTTAATGTAGGACGTATTACATACTTACAAGCAAACGTGTTATCAGCTTATGTGTTCTTAGCACCAGCTATTGTAGCCGGCGTTGTAACACTGGGTGTAATGCAACAGATTATTCGTGCATTTGGAAGAGTAGAAGGCAGTATGCAATATCTCTTTAGAGCATGGCCAACACTTATTGAGTTAATGAGTGTGTTTAAACGTTTAAGAGAATTTGAGCGTCAAATTAACGAAAAATAGCAAAAATAACAAAATAAAAGCCAAAAAAAAAATAAAAACCCTGTAAGTTATTGAAATTGCAGGGTTTTTTTATGACTGAAAAGGTTGACAAGTAAGACATCTTACCGTATACTATATGTATAGTTAATAAAAAAGGAGCTAAAATATGTTTAAAAAAGAGATGTTTGATTATTACGGTGGATACTTAACTTACGAAGGTAACTTTGTTGCTCGTTTTAAATATGTAACTTACCAAGGTTCTTTCAAGAACTTTCTAATTAAGAATTTTACTCCTGAAGAGTATTTTACTCGTTACAAAGAAGGTGAATCACCTTTAGCAATTTTAGAGTCAAAAGGATTTATGACTCCTCAGGCAAAGAAATTGTGTAAACAAAACTTTATGAAACCTACACAAGAAAATTATAAAATTTGTATTCATGCTATAGCAGAAGCAAGGATGTCAGCATAATGAAAGAACTACTTACAGAAATTAAATCACGTAACATTAAAGCTAAGGCTTGGATGGAAGAAAATCCAGGTAGTTGGTCAGGTATGTATTCTGAAGATGAAGCTTATTGGATTGAACGTGGTATTACTAATCTTGTAGAGCTTGAACGTGATGAGTTAGCAACTTATATTTACGAAGGTCATAAAGATGCTTATGGTACAAAAGGTCGTCATTATGATTTTGAAGCAATGACTACACAAGAGCTTAAAAGTGAAGCTGATAGAATTTCTGTAGCAGTTAATGAACAAATGGAATTAGAAGCCAAATGGGAAGCTGAAGCAGTTTCTAAGTTTGAAACTTCAATTAAAAAATACATGGATATGGGTCAAACTCGTAAAGATTCTATTCGTTGGATATTGCAAGCAGAAGAACTTGACAATGAAAGAGATGCAGACTATATTTGTTATAGTCTTGGATTACCGTACAGTATGAAAACTGAATTTAACAACATAGGAGTGTAATAATGGAAAAATTTAAAGTATATCAAATTAGACTAACAGACGCTGAAATTGATCTTATTAATGAAGAAGGACATGATGCAGTTCATAAAAATTCTTTGAGATTAGATATGAATCTTGGTAGAGAAGATACAGGCAGACTTGCCGCAGATGCATTCAACAGAGGATATTACACACATGTTAGTAACATTACTGCACTAGATCTTGAAGGTGTGTTTCATGTAGGAAACATGGGTCCAGAAGAATTAATTGAAAGATTAGCACCTATGCACAGTCTTAGTGTTGGTGATATTGTTGAAAATGCAGATGGTGAAAAACAGGTAGTTGCTGACTTTGGATTTAAAAAGGTTGACGAAATTAAAGTTTTAGCGTAAACTTGTTTTAATTTACATCAACTAGGAGTGACAACTAATGATAGAAATTTTATCTTTCATAGACGAATTAAATGATTTATATTCTAAAACCACTGATTTAACCTCTAAACGACAGATTTCTTCTGTTATTGATAAGTATCAAAAAATAGCCGACGACATGGAACGTAGGCTATTTGACGAATATAACGGAGACGATAACAATGGCAATGCCTAGAACAAAGCGTAAGCAACCTAGAAGACCATCTGAAAGAATTAGAGCTAATCAACTAAAAGATCCTAGTTGGGAAGGCGCAGACGGATGGTCTGGCAAAGAGTATCATCATGCTCGACAAGCCGCAACTGATTATTATTACAGAAATTATAAAACTTCTGTTCTTATTGATTATGCTTGGGATTGGATGCTTGCTAATGGTTATAATAAAAAAGATATAAAATGCGTCAAAGCAGCCAAAGCCGGAGCCATTAATGCAACTACAGGATATTACTGTCGTATGCTTACAATGGGTTGCCCAGATCAGCATTTGGCCTGGAATGCATATTGGGAAAGTCTACCCGGCACAATGGGTACTCCAACTTCAATCAGTGAATTTATTAATAAAACAGTTAAACAAGCAATTGAAGATGGCAAAGAACATGTAGAAGAAGCAGAGCGTTTAGCAGAAGCAGAAGCAAAAAGAAATGCTAGACCAAAGCCAACTATACAACAACTACTACATGCAGCCGCATTGCAAATGACTAATGAAATAGAAGACTTTCTAGAACAATGGGTAGTTAGCGGATATGATCCAAAACTTGTAAAAGATTTTAAGCCAGATGCATTATTGCGTAGAGCATCGGCTAAACAGGCACATGTAAGAATTATTCGTAATATATACAAAGACAATGTTGTAGAGTTTACTGAGCTTGCTAAAAAAGTTAAAAAAGAAAACAAAGACGATATGCGTTTGCAGTTGGAAGAAGGATATGAACACATGTCCACTGCACAACAAAAAGGTGCATTAGAATTATATCGTAAAATTACAGATGCATGTGATATTGTAGAGGCAGAAAGCAAAGCAGGTCGTAAGCCACGCAAAACACGTATAAAGAGCCCAGAAGACATTGTTAAGAAGCTCAAATTTAAGCAAACAGACGCCGAATACGGTTTAGGTAGCATAACACCAGCAGAAATCGTTTACGCCCGTATACTGGTGGTTTTTAACACTAAAAACCGTAAGGTTGGATTGTATTATGCTAAGAATGTAGACCCTATGGGATTAAAACGAGAAGGTAGTGGGCTAAGTGTTAAAGGAACTACCATAACAGGATATGATGAAGAAAAGAGTTTACAACGCACAATTCGTAAGCCACAAGAATTTCTACCAGAACTTAAAAAAGCCACAAGAGCCAAAACAGAAAAGTTGTTTGAAACACTAAAAACAACTGAAACTAAGTTAAATGGACGTATTAATGGAGAGACTATCTTATTAGCCGCCTTTAATAAGTGATACTATGATAAATACATAGTAGGAGAATTTAAATGGCAGCTATAAACAAACTTCAAAAAGAAATAGAACTACGCTTAGGCGGTGGAATGGTCGATGTTGAACTCGATCCAGAACACTATGAACTTGCCGCCGAAAAAGCATTAGCAAAATACAGACAACGTGCCGAAAATGCCGTAGAAGAAAGTTTTATCATTCTTGAAATAATAAAAGATCAAAGTGAATATACACTTCCATCAGAAGTAATGGAAGTACGTGATATTTACAGACGTACAACTGGTGTGAGCAGTGGAACAGGAAATGATATAGAACCATTCCAAGCGGCTTACCTTAACACATACTTGTTAGGTAGTAGCAGAAACGGTGGACTATCAAGTTTTGATTTCCTACAACAAAACAGAGAAACAATGGGTAGACTGTTTGGTGCAGAGCTATTGTTTACTTGGCGCCCACAAGATAAAAAATTAATTCTACAAAGAAAAATTAAAGCAGATGACAATGCAGTATTACATTGTTATAACTACAGACCTACAGAAAGTTTACTAGAAGATACATATGCTGGTCCTTGGATAAAGGATTACGCATTTGCACACGCAAGATTAATGCTTGCAGAAGCACGTGGTAAATTTACACAGATAGCAGGACCACAGGGTGGTACTACAATGAACGCAGACCAATTACGTACAGATTCTTTAACAGAAATTGATAAGCTAGAGACAGAACTTACATTGTTTAATGATGGAAGTACTGGTCTCGGATTTGTTATAGGTTAAATGCATCTCAACACAATCCATGATCACAATGGCGGCTCATGTCAGAATTGTGGTTGGGGATCACATTGTGGAACAGCCAGATATGCAGAAGCACAAGACTATGCAATAGACGGCGGAGAATATAGACAAATTAAAATTTGTGATCATTGCAGATGTAATCAATGCATACCTACTATTCCTAAAACATATCTCATACCCAAAAAACCAATAGTTACTTGGAAGCAATTATTAAAACACATGCGTGATTTAAGTAAAAGATAACTTGACATTTTTATAGAAAGTTAGTATAATATACACATGAAGAAAAAAATAATTGGTATATGTGGACTTATTGGACACGGCAAAGACACTGCAGCCGGATTCTTAATTGAACAAGGATTTGAGCGAGTCAGTTTTGCTGGTGTGCTAAAAGATGCATGTGCTAATATTTTTGGATGGGATAGAATACTACTAGAAGGTAACACACCAGAAAGCAGAGTTTGGAGAGAAACTGTTGATGAATGGTGGGCTACACGTTTAAACATTCCAAATTTCACACCTCGCCTTGCATTACAACATGTAGGCACTGATGCACTAAGAACACACTTTCATCCAGATATATGGGTTGCGGCGTGCGAAAGACAAATTATCAATTCAGAAAAAAATGTAGTTATAAGTGATTGTAGATTTTTTAATGAACTACAAGCAATCAAAAACTTAGGTGGAGATACTGTAGTTGTATGGAGAGGTGATAAACCAGATTGGTGG